ACCAAATATTGAACCTATTGAACTAGCAGCAGCCATATAAGCGGCAATTTTATTCTTTTTAGCTGTTTCAGCTTGTTCTGTTTCATATTCCTGAACTTCTTTAGCACGTTTCTTGTCTAAATTTGCAAGTTCTTGTTTATAATCTGATAAAGTTTGAGCAGCTTCTAATTCAAGATCAGTGTTTCCTAATACTGATTTTAAATATTCTTCTTGAATAGTAATTTTATCTTCAATTAATTTTCTATTAATTTCATATATTTTCTTAGATTTTTCTTCTTCAGAAATAACTTCAAGATCATATTCAACATCAAATTCAGCTTGTTCTGCACCTTTTTCTGCTGTTTCAATATTAGTATTTCTTTCAGCTTCAAATCTTTTTAATTTTTCCTCAAGTAATTTCTTCTCTTCTTCTTGTTGTCTCTTTAAAGATTCTTCTTTTTCTTTATCATCAGCTTTTTCTTTACTATTTATCTCATTAAGTATAGTTTCTTTTTGTTTATTAATTGTTCTTAGAGCTTCAGAATATTGACCTTGAGCTTTAATTAAATTTACATAAGCATCATTTTCAGCGTCTAAATCTTTTGTAGAGCTTTCAGTTAAGGCATTTCTTTCTTTAATTATATTATATTCTTCTTGAGCTAATGATACAGCTAGTTGAGCACGTCTTTTTTCAGCAGCTTCCCATTGTTCGATAAATTTTAATCTTTCTTCTTCAGAATATTTTGTTTTTTCACCAATTTTAGCACGTAAATCAGCAACTTCATTTTCTGTTCTAGCAATAGCAACATTTATTTGTCTTCTTTTAGCACTTATATCAACAGTTCTTTGTTCTAAATCGGCATATTCTTCCATCTTTGTTAAAACATTACCGATATTATTAGCCATTTTGTCCCAACCAATAGCTTCAAGACCACTCTTAAGTTTAGTTAATATCTTGATTACTAATTGATTAGCTTTTTCTGTTAATGTTACAAAGGCATCGGCAACAGCAGAAATAGCATTTTTAACTCCATCAACAACTACTTTAATACCTGAAGTCGCAACTTTAAATCTGTTAAATTGTGATTCACTACCTTTCATAGCTTTCACAACAGCACCAATAGCGAGGGCAATAGCAGTAATAACAGCACCTACTGGATTCATAGCCAATGTTTTAAAGGCAGTATTAAGTTTTCCAACAGCAGGCACTGAACTAGCAATACTATCTTTTACTTTACCAAAGGCACTTGTAAAGGCATTTTCATAATTTCCAACATTTCTTTGAAAATTTCCTGTTGAAGCGTCAAGTGTTTTTAATTTATCATTTACTTCAAGAATTTGTTTTCCAAGAGCATCTCTTTCAGCTTCATCACCTGTAGCCCTCCATTGTTTCTTTAAATCAGCCATTGTCTGAACTAGCTGATTATATGAACCATCAGCGGCGTCGGTATATCCTTTACCAACTTTCATAACAGAATTTAATTTATCCTGTTCTTCCTTAATCTCTTTAGCAATATTAGCATATTCTTCACTACTTTCATCTAATGTTAATAATGAACCTCGTAAATCATCAATATGTTTTTTATATTCCTTCAAAGAAGAAATACTATTACCAGTATCGATTTCAATTATTTTTTTAATTTCGTCAGCCATTTGTTTAATTTATATTTTTATAATTTTAAGTTGTAATTGTTAATGTATTTCCATTATTTATTGTCATAGATCCTGAATAATATTCAAATATTGGATACTGATATTGTAATGTGTGTTGTCCAGCTTGTGATCCACCCATTGTTACAGTATGAGCTTTTGTATTTCCATTATATTTATACTGGATTGTTTCACTATTACCATTTGTTAATGAAATAGCATCTCCAACCTCAATATTAGCATTTGCAATATTCTTTGCATAGATTATTTCAGTAATTTTATCTTCAATATTTAAAGAAGTATAATTTGTGTTAATCTCAATAGAAGAATTTGAAGATATTGAATAATCTGTATCATCAAAACCTAAAGTTATATCACGATCTAATAAATTTTGAATGGTAAAACTTATATTTTCAGCTGGTTGTTGTGTTTCTGTAGCAGCTTGAATAATTGTCCAAGTTCCAACAGTTGTTGTATTATTATATATAATATTTATTACCATTGTAATTTGACCGGTTGTTGTATTAGGATTATATCCAATAGTAATTGTATTATTATCTCTATTAATACTACCACCACCATCAAATGTATAACTCATAGATAATTTTGAAGTATCATAATTTGTTGTAAAACTAATTGAACTTGTTATACTATCACTTGTTACATTTGTTGTGATTGTATTACTACTATTTGGAAATCTAAAATATTTAGCTTCACTAGCAGCTTGCTGGTTACAATATATTGTTCCAACAGTATTTCCATTATATTTTACATATATTGTTGAAGAAATTACTTCATCTTCAATATTAGCAGTGAATGATAATCCAATTCTATTATAATCTGGTAAAATAGCAGCATTAGTAATAGTTGTAGGTTTTTGTAATGTTAAATTACTTTCAGTATAATTAGTTTCATAATCTACTGAAGCAGATGTTGCAGATGCGGCTGGTGTAATAGTAATTGTATTAGTTCCTGTTTCAGTAAATCTAAAATAACTATTTGCTTGTTGTGTTAATGATAATACTCCTATCTGTGAACCATCTGAATAAATTATAATTGTTCCAGTTCTATTACTACTTGTTGTATTAGCAGCCATTGTATAATTTAATGTATTTCCATTAATTGAGGCAGCTGTAAATAATCCAGTTGTTTGAACAGTTAAATTTGTATAATCAGTTGTAAATATTGATGAACCACCAGTTGTATTTGCACTTACAGTATAATTAACAGTATTTGTATTACTATCTGTAAATCTAAAATACCTTGTTGATGATTGTTGTGATAATGATAATTCACCTATTCTTTTATTTTCTCCATCTATAACATAATTTACATAAATACTACCACTTTTATATCTTGAAGTTGTATTTGCATTAACTTTTATATAAATATATTTATTATCATATATATAATAATCTTCAAAATCAATACTTCCATCATTTGTTAATGTAATATTTTCTACAGAATAATTTGTATTAAATTCAAATGAATATGTATTTGATTGATAATCAATAGTTTGTGATAATACTGAATTTCTACTTCTTATAAATTCAAAAAATGTATTATGATTTAAATAATTATAAATATCTTTTACTTTTATAAATTCAACTTTATAAAATTTATTTATATTATTTGAAATATTATAATTTTCAATTTTTATAATTAACCATATACATCCCTCGAAGAAATAAAATTTCTTCATAGCTATTTCTGGAATATCTTTTAATTTAATTGTCAATTTTACAGTTTTACCATCTTTATCATAAATATCAGAAGTAATATTTTTCCAAAATTTATTATAAATATAATTTTCATTATTAAAATAATTTGGATTTATAGTATAATATAAATCGTGTGTATTTCCTCTTACATCTGTAAATGTTGTAGGAATATTATCAGAAATATTAGGCATTAAATTTGGATTTGTTATAAACTCTACTTCAGTATTATTTATAAATATATTATTTGGTGTATTAATACTCCAAGAATAAATATTTTCTGAAGGATCCCACCAATATTGTGTAACACCATTAATACTATGAGGAGCATATTCATTATATAAATATTTACTAAAATAAGGCATATTCCAAATAGCACTAGTATATAATGTTCTAGCACTCATCCAATATCCAGGTGTATGTCCATAAGGTGGTATTGTAGGTTCTGGTTCCCATACAAAAGTCCATAAATGACATTCATTACCATTATTTAATTCATTCATCTGTTTAAATCCTGAAGATAATAATGTTTTAGGCCAAATTACATATTTACTTGAAGGATTAAGAAAATCTATTTTTAAATAATCATAATTTTTATAAAAACCATTTAAAAATACAAATGAATTTTTAACTTCTTGAACAGGTTTTACATCTTTATCAAAACCAGCTAATTTTGGAATTCTATCTAAATAATTACTATTTGGATTTGTTGTTCCTGTTAAAGTTAAAGTTTCTTTTTGATCCTTTTCAATATCACCATCTTCCCATAAAGTCCAGTTAAAATCATTTAATCCAAAAAATCCAAATTTACCAGCTTTTTCCCATTCTGTTCTAAAAAATGGTGAATTTAATTGATAAGGAATTAATTCTTTATAAATATTTCCACTAAATAAATTTTCTACATCATTATTAAATTCATATTTTGTATTAAATCTATATGAACCATAAGGAATATTATTTCTTTTATTATAAAGATAATTTGGATATGTATCAGGTACTTCTAATTCAAAACTTTTATATTTTTTATCAGTAATACAAGGATCTATTGTAATATCTTTTGAATAATCAATATTATTTGATAAATCAATTATTTCATTTTTATAATATTTTTCAGCTGGAAGAATATTAATAACTTTATTGATTTTATCATATTCATATTTTAAATTCAAAATCTTTGTAAAATCTGTTAAATATTTAAATGGTGTTTCACTACCACCAAAAAGAATTTTTTTATCAACTCTTAATAATGATTGAACTTCTGTTCCAACTTCTTTTACTCCATTAAATTTATTAGGATTTAATAGATAATTAATTGAATATGAAGAAGTTGCAGTTAATCCATTTCTCATCCATAAGAATTTTGTTACAGCTGAAGGCACATTACTCATTGATAATTCTGTATAAGCAGCACCATTAGTTCCATCATTATTACAATAATATCCAACTTTATAATTACTAATTTTTACTCTAAAATTTGTAATTCCTGTTGTATCTGAAATAGGAATTTCTACCTTCAATAAATTTTCATTTGTTGAAGAATAAACAAAATCTATATCACCATTTACAGTAAAAATAGTAATTTGATGTTGTGATCCACCGCTTCTTGATGTTACCGTTGTTCTATCTTCAGTAATAGTTGTTTCTATTCCATCCTTAATAGAATTAATTGTAATATTTCTACTATAATCAGAATTAAATTTAGTTTGAATATCATTCTGAATTGTTGTTGCACTTACAATTTGTACTCCATCAATATCTTGTCCAAGACCAACAGGTTCTGATAAAGAAAATAATGTTGAATATGTATCAAATAAAGTATCTCCAGAATATAATTCAATTACTGATAATATTCCACTCCAATTGTAATATGTTCCATAATAATAATTTCTAGGTTTCTTATTTAAATCAGCACTACCAGCCCTGGTAAATGTCCATTTAACATTTCCTGCAGGTTGATAATTTAACTCTAAAACAGCATTATTAAATTCACTAATATCATAAGGTTGATTGTCCCAAATAATCCAAGATTCGGCATTACCATCTATTTCACCGGCATTAGCATCATATTGGGTTTCTGATTCATCAAAATCAGGTTTATCAAGCATAATCCAAGAATATTTAAAATATGGTGATTTTAAAATTGCTTCATCATAATTTACAGTATATCCACCATTATTTTCAGGTTCTGCAACTCTTGATAAAAATGTAGATAATCTTAATCCAACATTCATTCTTGAAATTCTTAGATCTTGAGCTTCATAAGGTTCCATTTCTCTACCAACAGTTACCATTCCATATTTATAATTTGAAATAGTATCATCGGCAATTGTTGTATATGTTTTATCATCTTCTGTTAATGATTGAGGAAGTTTAGAATTATATATAGTTCTTAATAATACAGGCACCTCTTCACCATTTGATCCTCTATAAAATCCAGATAAAGCAAATTGATTATCAAAATCACCAATAATCATTTTATCATTACCAAAATCTTCATAATATCCATTATATATAGGAATAGGTAAAATATCATTAGTAATAAAAACATCATTTGTAATAAGAGATCCAACAGGTTGTTTTGCTAAATTTTCATAAGCCCTTGTAATTGTATGAATATCCCAATTCATTACATATTTTGTATTTTCTTCATCTCTAGTAAATACTGGTTTATTATCATCATAAGTCATTACTGGTTTCCAGTGATAATAAATATCAGCTAAAGTTTTTTCTGTTCCATCTTCATTCATCATAAGATTGTAGAAAAAATCACCAAGACCACCATATAATGTAATATTGTATTGGACAATTTCATCTTTTCTTACTATTGTATTTAATTGTAAATAACCACTTTCTACAATAGCACCTGAATTTGTCAAAACAAAAGGCACTCTTTTTCTAGCATCAAATGAAATTCCTATTAAATTATTTTCATTTTCAATAATATTTCTGTCTAATCTCCAATATTCACCAAAAATTTTATTATTATTTGCAGTTCCTGGAAGATTTACAGTTTTTGAAAATGAATTTTTTATAGCTGTAGGATTTGAAATATCTAAAGAATTATAAGTGAATTCAATAGATATTTCTTTATCTAAATCAACTCTATTATTATCTATATATAGTTCTATCATAATTACATTCTATATTTTTCTGTTGTAGCTTCTACAGTAATTGTGTATTTTATAAGTTTATTATTTTGATTTTTATAAGTTTTATATTCATTTGTTTTATTAACGATATTAACTTGAATTGGTCTATCTTGATTATTTTCTAAATCGTGTAAAAATACATAATTTGATAAAAGTAATTCATTAACATCAGCACTATCACTTTCTTTTATCCATCCAGTATTTAATTCCCAAGTTTGAGAATATTCTTTTAAATAATTTTGATTTCCTTCAAAGTTAATATAAGGTATTTGTGTTCTTTCACCAGGAAAGGCAAAATCATTTATTTGTCTATTAGTTAATGTTTTATAATTATAATTTGTAATATTATCTTTTTGTAATGATGAACCATTAATTAAAAACCAGTCCCAACCTCCATATCTATTTATATAATATAAACAATATTTATTACAAGTTCTTTTTACCTGAATAGTTTTATTATAATAAGGTCTATCTGGAAATTGAATTGTAACATTACCCTCCCATCCAGCCTTAAACCATAAAAAATCTTTTTTAACCGCTAATTGAACAGTAGGTAAATCTACATAACCATCACCATCTAAATCAATTCCAGGAGCTCCGTAAGCTTTGTCTGTAATAATATTATAATTATTTCCATTAATATTTATTGTATTTGAAGCGGTTCCTCCTGTAGGAATAAATTGTAAAGGAATTTGATTATCCCATTCTCCCTCTGGTTGTCCAGTAATAAATCTTCCTCTTAGTTTATTAATATCCATAATACTTGTTGATACACCACCTTGTATTTCTGCACCACCTACATCATTAAAATCAAGTAATGATGTTGAAGTTGTACTATTATTATATAATATGTTTATTGTTTGGAAAACTCCAGGTGTGTAATCAACAGATTGTTGTGTTGAAAAAACCAATATTTGTCTAGTATCAGCAACTTTATTATTTACAAAATTAGATAATACAAATGGTCTATGTGGTTCTTCTTGATAACTCCAGTCATATAATACATTTAATTGAGCAACATAATAATCATCTATAATATTTGTACTAGTCCAATTATCACTTGATTTTAAAATATAATAAGTATTTATTATATTATTATTAGAAAATCCAGATAAATAAGCATACCACATAAATTTATTAGTATTTTTAAAAGATTTAGTTAAATCAAAATTTTGTGATAATATAGATTCAAGGTGATTAAATGAATAACCACTTAATACATTTGCTGAATATATTTCATTTGTCATATTTAACATATCTTTAAATGAAGTATATATTCTATATTCTACATCTTCTGTTTCTGGTGTAAAAGGTGATATTGTTTCCCAACTATAATATGTTTGATATATTGTCTGCATTATATTATATTTAATTTAATTTATTTAAAATATATTTTTTTATTGTTTTGTTTTTATATATTTTATTATAATATCATTTTAATATAACTATTTGATTTATAATATATTATATCAAAAAAATGTAACATAACAAATACCACTATATACAGGTGTATTTGTTATGTTACATTTTTCTTTCTATCTTATTGATAATTAATACTTTGTCAAAACTCTATTTATTACAGTTAAACTATTACTTAAATCAGCTTCAATAGCATCAGCAAATAGTTTTTCATATCTTTGATAAACATTATTTAAAGTATTATTTAATTGATTTCCAGGTTTAATACCTTTTTCTGCTATTTTTCTACCAATTAAATAAGATAATTGATTTTTAGATGGTGTAATACCATTAATTGGTCTAGGTAATATAGGTTTATCTTCTATCCATTTGAGAATAACTCCAGGTGGTGGAAATTTACCTCCAGCTTTTCTACCATTCTCTACCCATTTCCAATAATCAGCAACAGAAATACTCGCTATATATTTAGATGATATAATTTCAATAGGCATTGGTTTAATTGATTTAATCAAATTTCCTGTAGCTTTCTTACCATCTCTAATTAAAGATGATTTATAACTTTCAGATAAATCTTTAATAAATCTATCCAAAACATTATAAACATTAGTAAATTGTATTAATGTGTTTTCTTCCATCTTTCTATCTGCTGTTGTGTTTTTTCTTCTTTTTGTTTAACATAAGAAATAATATTTAAAAATTCATAAATTGATTTTTCAAATGTTGTGTCCCAATTATTTCCTGTTGTTGATGATACTACATCTACCCAAGCAAGCCATCCAAAATAGCTATCTGAGCTTGATCCATCTGTTGTTTCATCTTCATCATTTCCTCCATCTTCTGTGGATCCTTCTTGAACTTCTTCATCGCTTTCTTCATCATAAAATCCGAACAAATTTTTAAAACTCTTATTGAGGTCGCTAATTCTACTTGAGAAAAAAAAAGTATTTCATTAGCTGTTAAAATATCTATTTCATCTCTTAATTTATTTGCAAAATCATTTACATCATAATCATTAGCATATTTTTTATCTATAGGAATAATAAAACAAGCAAGAATATTTCCATAATATTTTCTTAAATCTTTTTTACTCCAAAATGTTTGAAAATCAATATATTGAGCTGTTGTAAAATTCTGAAAATTTGCATCGATTTTATATTTATTATTATTAATTTTAATATTATTGAATTTAACTTTAGGATTTATTTCAAAATCATTTATCCATAAACATTTAGATAATAAATCTCTTACTTCATTAATATTTAAATTAAGAATATCATTATCATCACATTCACATAATATTGATAATAATTCAATATTCTTTTCATATTCGGCTAAATTATTATCAGTTAATATATCTACAATATCATAATAAGTATTAATAGAAATATCTCTCCAAGATTTATGTTTTAATTCAATTTTATCCATATATTTTTCTAATTATATTTATATTGTGTTTTATTTGATCTGTGTCCAAATGAAATATTATAATTTCCATTAGTTTCAAGGTCTTTAATACCTTTCATCGCAAAGGCAGAAGCCATAACTAAATCATCGTGAACTCCTGCAGCACCATTATATGTAATTTTACCATTAGGTGTAATTTCCATTTCATATAAAGAAAATTCTCTATATTGTTCGTCGTTTTTTATTAATTTAATCTTTTCTTCACCAATACGTTTTATCAAATATTCAATAATTTCTCTTTTACTATCATTAGTTGTAGTAAATTCAGCAACCTTTAATCCAGATAAAGCACCTTTTAGCATATCTATATAAACATTACCAATACTATTTGTTTCACAATTTATTTTCTTAATCTTTTTATAGTCTAATTTATTGAATATCAAATCTTTAATATATTCTATCTGTTGAACAGGTGATTTAGCATTAAAATATGATAATAAATGTTGTTTTCCACTACTATCAAATCCAGAAATAGCTGTATAGTCGTTTCCTTTACCACTCCCCCAGTCTATTCCAATAAATAGATCAGAATATTCTTCGGGTTTTGAAATTAAATCTTTAGGAGCATTAGTTTTATACCATATATCATTTTGTATTTCAAATACTCCACCACCATCATCAATAAATTCTCCAAGATATTCAGAGGTAAATTGTCCTTTCGGCATTAATTTTCTATATAATTCAAGTTTTTCAAATGATAAAAATTCTGAAGTATCAAATTTACATAAATCAAAACTAATAACATTTTTACTCTTACCACTTAATCCTTCAATATAATAATCATAAAAAAATCCTGTTTTATATCTAGGTGTTGAAACCATCAAAATATTTGCTGAATTTACATCTACCCAAGGCGAAATTATATTAAATATTTCATCTTTCAAATAAGCAGCTTCATCAATACATAATATTCCACCATTTCTAATAGTATAACCTCTTAAACTTTCTTTCTGAACAGCGGATTTAAATCCTATTGTTGAATTATTAAATAAAGTAATTTCCATAGCAGAATCATTATACTTCAAAACTATTCCAGATGAACGTATTCCATTAAGTAATTCTTTATAAATTTTTCTACAATTACTATAAGTTAATGATACACAAATACTTATAGAATTTTTGTAATTTATAGCGTGTCTTAACAATTCCTGTTCTATGATAAAAGATTTACCAATTTGACGTTTTGCTTTTACACAAAAAATCTTACCAGCTTTTGGACCAGCTTCAGTAATAGCATTATGAACTACTTTTTGCCAAGGTTTTGGTTTATATCCTATAAATTTTCTTTTTTCCGCTTCCATATTACCTTCAAATTTGTCCTCTATCATATCTGGTTTTGTCCTGGATACGTTTAAAATCTTTGGAAGTATAATTTATTATCCAAGACATTTAAAGTCCTCCAGAAGTCCCTAAAATGATTTTTAATTTTCATCTAATTCTTCATCACCAAATGTAAATCTTAAATCTTCCACATTTACATCTACTTCTTTCTTATCAATATATAATGAATATATTTTATTTAACATATCAAGAGCTTTTGTTGCTGTTTTATTATCTTTACAATCAAGAGCATTCTTCAATAATGTTTCTATTCTTTCAATTTGAATACCTTTTGCTTGTTCTATTACTTCATCTGCATCTTCTGATAAAACAACATAAGCATCGTGAACATATTTTATAGCCTGCTGGTATGAATATCCAAATTCATTCTGAGCAACCTCCAATATTCTTCTTCTACTCCATCCTTGACGTATATAATCTACTAATTTAGCTATTTTTACCTTTACTTCTGGATTTTCCTGATCCAAATAAGTGAAATTTTTGTTGTTTCTCATCTTCTACAATATCTGTTTTTGTAATTTCTTCATCAACTTCTATTGTTGATTTTCTTTCTTGTTCTTCTAATTCTTTTTTATCAGCAAAATAAACTTTACCTATTGTTTTATATATATTTAATACACATACTGAACAAGAATAATTATGTGTTAATTTTTTACCTAATCTATTTTCATATATATTAACTATCATTTCAGTATCTGAACGTTTAGCGTTTCTAATATTTTCGTGATAAACAGCAGCATCAAAATTTTTCTCTCCTATAGATAAAACTTCTAGTTCTTCCTTTGTAAATATCATATCTTAGTAAAAATATTTTTTATAATTTATTATAAATATATTTTTTTATTATATTGTTTTTATTTATATCGATATTAATATCACTTTTAATATAACTATTTGATTTATAATATATTATGTGAAAAAATGTAACATAACAAATACCACTATATACAGGTGTATTTGTTATGTTACATTTTTCTTTCTATCTTATTGATAATTAATACATTATAAAATAGACTTATTTTGTTATTTTTCTAAGTAAATTTTGTATTGTAACAAGAAAATCTTTTATCCAAAATAGGAATTCTGAAATATTACTACTAATAAGTGCAATAATACAACTATAAGCAAATAATATTAAAGAAAAACTATTTGTAATAATCAAATATATAATAGAAGACCAAAATGATAAACATAAACTACAATCAAATGGTTTTAAACTTATAGCATCTGTTTTATTTTTATCTAATTTCATTAATTTTAATATAAATCCTTTCCACGTATTTGTAAATCCACTACAATCTACAATAAAACAGATAATAATAGTAATTAATAGTATATTTAAATAATTAATCATAATATTTATTTATTATATTTTTAATATTTTTAATTTTATAAAAAATTGTTGTGTGTGATACATTTAAAATATCTCCAACATCTCTTAAATTACCACATTCTGTATATAATAGTATAATTCTTTTATCTGCTTCAGATAAATCATCATAAATTATATGTTTTAATTTATTTACTTTTTCATCTTCTTCTGAAAATAAATCATCATCTGGTTTATATTCATCCAATATTTTTTGAATATCAATATTTTCTTTAATTTTCTCTTTCATTTTTCTTTATATAATATTTATGTTTTTTAAAGTGTAAAGAAGGATTATCTATATTGTATTTACTTCTTCTTTCTGGTACTTCATCCCAATAAGCTATAACTTGTCTATAAATTTTATTCCATAATTCATCAAAACCTTCACATCTTTCTTCTTTAGGAATATCTGCTTTAGTTAAATCAACCTTATTCTTTTTATTTTTTAATCTTACTTCAGGATGATTTTTAATAAAATTTCTTTGTGCAAGTTTATTATATTCTCTTTTTTCTTCAATAGTTAAATCTTTTATCTTTTTTCCTTTAAACATATTTCAAAATGGCGATAAATTTGTCATCTTTGATACCTCTTTTTAATTCTGGGACGTTTAAATCATTTATACGATAAATTATATATCCACAAATTTTAAACGTCCCAGAAGTCTTCTAAATCAATTTTAGATTTTTATTTAATCTTTCTACTTCGTATTTTAATTCATCTAAAAGTTTCTGTAAATTTTCCATTTTATTATTCTGATATTTTTATATTTTTTTCTTCTCCATTTTCATCATAGAAAATTGGTTCTGTAATTTTTCTAAATTCTTTATATTTTTTGTAATAAGGTGAATTTTTTGAAAATATATTATTAGTAATCATTTTTCTGATAAAATATTCTAAACTATCATTATTATATAGTTTTACTATTAAATCATCTTTTTTACTTAATAAATCAATATATAAATCTTGACATAAATCTTCAAAATATGGCGATTTAATTATATTATTAAAAACTATATTTTCAATAAATTTATCTTTTGCTAATTTTTCCACTATTTCTTGTTTATTCATCATTTTCTTCACAATCATATAAATTTGTTTCATAATTAAATCTTTGAGGTTCTTCACAATGAAGTTGATTAAATAATCTGTAAATAGCCCATTTAAAATCTTCATCTACATCTGTTAATGTAACTGTGATTTTAATATTTTCTGTTTTATTATTTTGAAAATATCTTTTTAAATTATCCATTTCATTCTCAAGATCAGATAATCTACTTTTTATAATATTTATTGTTTCTTCTTTTAATTTCATATTTTTATTATTTAAAAGATTTTGTAATTCAATACTTTCAGCTGTAATTTCATTTAATCTTTCTGCTCTTAAAAGTAATGTTGCGATTTTAAAGTTTTCCATAATTTTTATTTTAATATATTTTTGTTTTATCTCTTTAATTAATAATAAACATTTTTTCGTGTGATGGAAAAATTATTTTAAATATTTATCTTTAATCTTACATAAAAATCTAAAATATCTAGTTTTTTCATCTGGACCAATTAAATTTCTTATTTGTTTTATATTTTTTATATCAAATAAATATCTATTATGTTCAAATAAAACTGTTGGTGGTAAAACTAAATGTTTATTAGTACTAAAAACATCTTTTAATTTATCAAAACATAAACATTCTATTCCATAAATATTTGCTGTAAAATATTTATTATTATCTTTATTTAATAATAATCTTTTATTTAAATTATCTTCAATATTTTTAATATTTGTAATGAATATTATTGGAACTCCTTTTATTAAATTATTATTATCTTTAAAGAAATATTGTTTATGTTTAGGAAGAATATATTTTGTATTATATACATTATATTTAGTTTCAAAGTTTTCCCAATAACCACCTATTGAAATTTTAGCTCCTAAAATAAAGAAATCTTTTTTACATTCTACTAATATTGGAATAAATTCTTTTATTAATTTACTAAATGGTGGATTTGTAATAATTATATCTGCTTTATCAAATAAATCTTTGTGTGTATTAAAATCATCTGAAGTATAAATTAACTCTTTATATTTTAATCTTAACTTATTCTCTTTTAAATACTTAACAAAATTACTTTGTTCTCCATCACAAGGAAGATAAATTATTTTATCAGTAAAATCATAATTATTAAGATAATTTTCAAAAATATCTGCTACATTTTCATATAATGTATAAAATTCATCATTTTTATTTCTTTTTGCTCTTAATTGATTAGTTTCTTTCATATTATTTATCTTTATCTTTATAATTAATAATAAACATATTTTTATCAAATGGATAAATTATTTTATTTCTATCATTCTATTACTTTTAATCCATCTTGTAATTGTTAATGGATTAACATCAAAATATTTTGCTGCTTCTTCTCTTGAATTAAATATTTTATTTGTTTTTGTATCTTGAAGTTTCTTTGTTCCTTTTTTACCTGCATCACTTTTACTTTTCTTTTCTGATTTGTAATCTTCTTCCATTTCTTCAAAAATATCACCAAAAAATCCACTTAAATCAACAACAATATCATTATTACTCTTAATAATTCCTTCCCATTGTTTTCTGATTTTACAATTTAATTTAAAACTATTTGCTAAATCTCTTTTATCTGAATCTAATTTTAATCTTTCTTTTAATATTTCTACTGTATTTACATATTTCTTCCATCCTTCTGAATCAATCAATGAAATTTTAATATATTTTTCAATATTATTAATAACTGTTTCAATTAAAGTTTTCTTATTTTTCTTATTAATAAATTCTTTAAATGTATTTATATCAACTCCTGTATAACTTTCATTTGAAATAATATTTTCAATTCTTTTATTCCATCTGTCTTTATAACTACCTTCAGTATATTTTTCAATTTTATCATTCATTAAATCTTCAATAAATTCTTTACTTTGTTTTGCTTTAAGTGCTAATGATAATTTATTACCATTTTGATTTTCTTTATTACTATTATCAACACTTTTTATATTGAAATATCCACAATCATTTAATTTTTTAACAATATTATCTAAAACACTTTCTTTTCTGATATAATCTTCAATTCTTCTAAGTGCTTCAACAATATCTTGATTTAATAATCTTCTATCATAAGATAAAACTGTATCAGGAATACCAAGTTCTACAACAGCATCTCTATAAATTTCAGCTTTTTCTATTCTATTGTCCAAATTACTTTCATTAAATTTATCATCATAATAAACTACAACATTTACATTACTTTTTCTTACTCTACCAGCTTCTTGAATAATTTCTTCAGCTGTTGTTTTACCATTTGAATATGAGGTAATTACTAAAATATTTTCATTTTCATTCTTAAAATTTAAACCATTAAAGGCAATACAAGTACAAATAGTTAATCTTTTATTTAATAACTCATTCTCTCTCAATAAGATAAAATCTTCAGAATTCTTTGTATCTGCTCTGATATAGGCAATATCATTAATAAATTCACCTTCAACATAAAGTTTTTCCCAAATTTTCTTTGCATTTAAATCATCAAATAAAACTATTCTATCAAAAAGATTTTCTTTTAAACATTTTTTAATCATATTTAATTCAGCTAAATCAACAGTATTAACTTTATTGAATCCAATATTAACAATATCTCTTTCATTTGTAAATTTTAATAATTTACAACCAAGTTCTTCGGTTTCTCCTGAAGGTGTTGCTGTAAATAATACTATTTTACAATCATCTTCCTTAATTTTATTCATTAATTTAACTGCTGTATCTCTATAACTTCTGTCAAGGAATAAACAATGTGCTTCATCGATGATTAATGTTCTATTTTTAATTTGATCCCAATGAATAAGTGCTTGATCCCAAACCATTACATAACTTTCATCTTCTTTTATCTCTTTTACTCTATTATCTGTGCTTACTTCAATCAAATTATTGTATAACTTATTTGTTACATTAAATGGTACAATAACAATCGCATTTAATTCTTTAGCTAATGAAAATTCATTAAAGAATATTTCACCATCATTCTTATAACCATTAATAAATGATGTTTTTCCTGTTCCTGTAGGTCCAATGATTTCTACTCTTCTGTTTTCTTTTATAAATTTAAGAATATCATCAGTATATTTATTAATCCATTCACCTCTTCTGATAATATTTTCTTTATCTTCTTTTAAATAACCATTCTTAATTAACCAATTTTTAATTATAAATGAATTACCTTCTATTGAATTTTGTTTTGTAAATATTGATTTACCATTATCATAATAAAAATATTTATCACAAAATTCTTTACCTTCTTTAACTCCAAATAAAGCTTGTGCTATTCTTGAAATTCTCCATCTAATATCATTACCAGAATATTTATCAATACTAAAATTTCTATCAATACAAATTTTACCAATAATATTATTGGTCATTGAAATACCTTCTAATTTAACTTCTGTTAAATTTTCAACATCTCTTGTAATGATAATATTATAATATTCTTCTTTAAGTTTATCTAATTGGTCTTTTGATAATTCAACTTCTTCAAATAAAGTATAAGCATCTTTATTTATTTTATAATCTGTGTGGAATAAGAAAAATCTTTGATAAATACTTGTGTTGTGTGGATCAAGAATTTTTTCATTATCTATTTGAGAAATTCTTAAATCAATGTTTAATAATTTATAAATAACTCTTGCAATAATAGCTAATGAAATTTGTGCAGCATAATTATATTCATCTTTACCAAGAATACCAGATTTTATATAAATATGTAATCCAGCTTTCTTATTATTAAGATAATAAGAAGATGAATATTGAATACCATATAATGATGGGAATAATTTAATAAGATTTTCGAAATTATTGAATATTAATTCAGCTGTTTCTTTTGTAATATTATCAATATCAGCAAAAATAACACCATCTGTTTTAGTTTCTTTTAAATCTGTCAATGGATAAATAGCTCCATTTGCTCCTTTTACAGATGAAATTGATAAATTATTTTTACAATAATAAAAAACTGCTGGTAAATCTATTTGTTTCCAAGAATTTACTCTTTGTTCTACGGTTGAATAACCTGTTTTGTCATAAGAAATTTTCATATTCCATTTTTAATTTATTTTTTACCATTTTTTGTTTTCCTCTCATCGGGAAGATAAATGTTTCGAACCATTTATCTTCCCTCAAGGCGATTTAATAAAATGGAAAACTTAAATCCTTTTAATTATCTTCTATATAATAATAAACATTTTTTCGTACAATGGATAAAATATTTATATAATAATATAGATTTTTACAACTATTTATTCAAATATTCTATAGTTTTTTCTATCATTTCTTTATTAATAATAAACATTTTTTCATAAGATGAATAATTTCCATAATAATAATGATATTTTTTAGCTAATAAATATCTTGTGCTAATATCTACATTAATATTTATATGTATAATATCTTCTTCTGTATTTACTAATGTATTTAATTCAGAAATAATATCATCAGTATAAATAATTAATTCATTATCTTCATTTTGTATTGTAATATTATCATTGTAGATATATAAATTAACATCTATTTGTTCTATTCTATCATAACAATGATAAATATAATCATTTGTGTTTTCTATTTTACTACATCCAAATAATACAAGTAATGTAATAATTAAATAAAATATCTTTTTCATATTATTATAATATATATTTTTATTAAATATAATTTTAACAAAAAATGTAACATAACAAATAACACTATATATAGGTGGATTTGTTTTGTTACATTTCAAATAACAAATAATTTTTATAAATAGTATATTTTTGCTTTATTTTTATCTACTAAATAAACATCTTTATAACATTTATCAACTCTACTAGCCGCTGTTACTCTATTCATAATTTTTCTATCTTTATGTTCTGTAATATATGAATCATCTAAATTAAAAATATAACATTTATCTCCAAACCAATTAATATAATAACATCCATTTGCATTTAATCGATTTTTCCAATTTTCTACTCTATTATATTTATCTACTTCCAAAATTAATTCATCATATTTATCATATTCTGGATTTCTATCTTTAATTTCTACTAAATACTTTTTACCTTTATATATAAAATAACAATCATACGCTAATTTTTCATTATCTGGTTCTCCCCATTTATAACCAAGTTTTTCACATAATTTTTTTGTTTTATCCCTTCCGGGTTTATCTAACGATTTTATATTTTTTATTAATTCACTTTGCTCCATTTTATTTAAGAATATTTTTATATCTTTATATAATAATAAACCATTTTTAATCAAATGGTAAAAATAAATGAATTGTGGCAAATATTTTCTATTCACCACAATTCATTTTAAATAATTGTCTTCTTTGTAATCCATTATTTGATTTCCAACTACAATGGATCCATCTACTTTTTCTATTTTTTTCAATAATAATTTGGTCAAATACTTTATTTTCAGCCCATTCTGTGATAAATTTAACAAATTCATCAAATTTACCATTTATAGGATAAATATCAGCTGCATTTCCTAATAAATGTGAACTATTTTTTACCCCACCAACAATATCATTTAATTTTTTACATCTAAAACCAGAATTTATTCTAATTTTACTTCTCCAAGCTTCTCTTAATGGATCTAAAATATTATCTACTAATAAGTTAAGATTTTTAATAACATCTTCTGAAGGTGTATTATCAATATTATATTCTTCAGCTTTATTAGATTTTATAAATTCATTTAATGTAAAATATTTCATCTTCTTAATAGTATATATATAAATATAAATAATAATAATATTGTAATCCACAAGTATATTTCATATTTTGGATGAATCTGTAACTCTTTAACAACCTCAATAGGTATTTCTTTATAAACTAAACTATCTCTATAAACTATTTTTTCTCTATATTTTATATTATTTGTAATATTTTTCTTATTAATTAGTTCTCCTTTTAATATCATTAAAGAAGTATCTACATAAGAAATAGATTTTGCTAAAGAGGTTTCAAGTTTTAATGTATCAAAATTAAAAGTATAATCTTTAACCTTTTCTTCAGGAAAAATGATAATACTATCTACTAATGTAATAGTATCTTTTTGATAAATTATTTTTGAATTAGTAATAGGAATAGTTTTATAAATTGAACACGAAAATATTATTAATGATAATATTAATATAGAAAATAATTTATTCATTTTCACTATTTTCTTCATCTTCTTTACCTTCTTTACTTTTTGCTATTTCCAATTCAATTTGTTTAATCTTTACCTTTGTTGATAATCCATTTTCAATAGATTTATTAAGTTCCCATAAAGCACCAAAACCCATAAGTTCGCTTACGGCAATAATAACACTATTGTCTATAACACCAATTGGCGGTAAAAATAATCCAATAAAAAACAACAATATAGCTGAAATAGTTAATATCTTTAACCATATATTGTTTTCCCAAGCTTCTTTAAGTATTTGTCCCATAATTAGTTAAACAATATATTTATTCAATTTCATCTTCACAATACGTTGTATAAGGTGTTAATAATGAAATATTTATAAAAGCACCAGCACATTCAGCTGTAAATCTTTCTGTAAAAGTTGTAATATCACTATAATTAATTGATAATACATCAAGATTATTTAAACCTCTTATAATATTTGTCAAAACTTCACAAGCTGTACTTTGTATAAATATTGTATTACTTCTATCGGAATTTAATCTATCTACATAATATAATGTAAAATTAAATGTAATAAAATTATCATCCAATACGTGTGTTCTTTGTGTACAGCAGAAGGCAGAATATTTTTGTTCGTATTCTTCTTTGTTTAGATCAAAAATATCCCCACTTTCTATTATATTATTAATATTTGGTTGTTTAGCCGCTATTTTATTAATATTCTGTATTGTCTCATATAAAGTCATAATTACATAATTAAATATATTTATTAACCTTTACAACATCTTCTACTTAATCCTTTACCTCTTCTACCACCAAGCCATAATGAATTATTAGCAGCTGAATATAAATTTGATTTGATATTATTACACTGATTTTCAGTAATTTCAGGTAAAATACCAATATGATTTAAAATATAATTTTGTAATTGTGAACAAAAATAATCAGCTTTTCTTTGATAAAAGTTCTGCATATCAAATATTTCTTCTTCTGTAGCATTTGTAATGTTTTCATCAGCTGTTTTTACAACACCAGCATTATCTATTTTATATGAGGTAATAACACATAATTTTGATACAACAGTATATGATAAAAAGTATTGAGCTTCATTAAGTAAATCTAAATATTCACTATATTCAGGATCATTAATTAAATCTCCATTAATTAATTGTTTTAACTTACTTAACATACAACTACCTATAATCTGTTTTAAATCAATCTCTTGAGCTTCTCTTATAGCAGCTTGCATTACTTTACCATTTAAATTATCTGAAATATTTGTTACTGATTTTACAAAATCAGGTGAAGTTAAAAGTGTATCTGTAATCATAATTATTAATCGTATTTATTTCTTCATTAATCAAAATTTATTGTAAATGGTTTGATATTAATAATATCATTTTCAAATATTTTATTAAATGATTTAATAATAATATCTTGTAATGGTTTTACAGTTGTTCTGTTAAATAATTTAAAAGCTTCAGCATATTCTTGTTCTGAAAAACCAGTTGTTTCTGTAGGAATACCAAAAAGATTAGGTGTAGCCCTGAAAGCTGTAAATATTTCTTGTCTACTTCTATCAGCCAAAGCAGAATATTTATCAGCAAAATCTGAAGTTTCTATTTTTGTAATAGTTGTTTCATTTTGTCTAGCATTATTAAAACATAACATTGGTCTACCAGCGTTTTCAACACCAGTAAATTTATCATAAAATTCATTTTCGATTTCTTCTTTTAATTCATCAGAAGGTTGTCCTGAATTAAAATTAACAATATAATTACCACTGAAATTATTATTTAAATTATTTAAATGATATTGATTTATTTTCTTCTGAATTTCACAAGCAATAGTTGCAGCTGAATAAATAGGTGTAGGATAAACAGAATTTACATCATTTTTAAAATAAAATATTGAATTAGCATAAACATTTTCTTTATCAAAAAATGAAGGATATTCAATAAATTTTACTCTACCATAAGATTTACCCCAATCATCAGCATAATAAAATTTAGTTCCTTTCTTATTACTTCTTACCTTCTTAAAATCAAGATAATATATTTCAGCAATACCACCAAGTTTATTTCTTACAATATTTAAAGAAAATCCACCAAATTTTGATAAATCTTTAGCAATATATCTAATAATATCAGCTAATGTTTCACCTCTACTATTAATAGTATTAGAATAAATTTCAGAATTTACAATAATTTCATCACCACAAATATAATCTGATAATCCATCAATAACAGATTTTAATGTAGCGCAATTATCATAAAGATTTTGAAGATAATAAGGATAATCATTATGATCACCCCAAGCAATAAAATCTTTACCACTGATTTCTTTTTCTGTAGGTTTTACAATATTATCTTCAATATATTGATCTATAGCGTAAAATGATACGCATACTTGTTTTTTATTTTCATTATTCTCCTGCATTGTAAATATTATAATTTATTTCTGGGTTGTAAATTTTTGTTTCTTTATTTTCTCTATATTCTCCAATTAATATCATTCCTTTTCCAACTATTGAATTATTATCATTAAATAATATATATTCATATTCACCATCTTGAAAATCTTCAAAAATTAATGAAAATGTATAATAATTAATCATTTCAAATAAATCATTTACTTCAAAATCAATAACTTTATTATCAGTTTTATTAATTATTGATAATTTGTATTTTTCTGAAATTTCATTAATATTTTTTGGAAAATAATACTTATTTTCATTATTTTTATCTAAAATGTGTATCATTTTACAATAAATTTTATTAATTTATATTAAATATATTTTTTAATTATTTTGTTAATAAAAAAAAGGACGTAGAATAACTACGTCCTAAATTAATTTATTTATGAAGTTAATTAAGCAACAGTAATATCTGTCATATCAGCAGTAACTTCATAAGGATAAGATAATGAATTATCCTGAAGTGTAATAGTATATCTATTACCATCTGTAAAAGCAGTTCCAGTTTCAGCACCACCAGCACTAGCAGTAACAGGTAAATCCTTACCTAAATACCAAAGTTTTCCATTAGCGTCTTCTACAACAACTACAAGTTCTCCAATAGAAAGAGCAGCAATTTCGATTCTTTTTGCTGTTTCCTGTTTTAAGAATGATAAAACAACATCTGTTGATACAGTATTACCATTTGTAGCGTCTACATTAAGTGTTGAAGTCATAGAAGCTGTATTTCTACGGAAGTTGTATTTATGGAATTTAGCTGTTCCACTCATTGATATAGCTGAAATAGCATCATCTGTGATGGTTGTACCAGCAACATCATCATAATTAGCTATATAAACCATCTTAATACCACCAAGTGAAGGTGAGCAATCAAGTGTAATACCATTTAATGTTTGTGAGCAAGCCATAATATATTAATCTTTTATATTTTTCTTAATTAATTGATATTCAATTGGTTATGAAATATTAACCAATTGAATATCATAGTTTAAATTACTCTCTGGTTCCTAAAACAACCTCTGTGTCCCAACCAACCTGAACACCAGCAACGAATTCAATAGCAAGTCTAAATTCTCTATTATCTTTTGAATACCATAAGTCGAAAATTTCTTTACCATCAGCAAGATTTGTACCATAGTAGAAGTTTTCAAGTGAACCACCAATAGCATAATCCTTAGCAGCGTTGTTAAGTCCATTAACACCTATAACTCTGATATTTGTACCAGGAAGTCTGTATTCATTTTCACCATTAGCTGGATCATAATGATAAAGATTAGCACTTACAAGATTCTGCATATATTCATTATATGTAGGCATAGATACAAGAATTACAAGGTCTTCTTTATCAAGAATTTCAGCAGGGAATTTAGCAGCAACAGCTTTAAGGAAATCATAAGCACTTGCACTAGCAGCAGTTGTAGATGTTACAGCACTTGAACTAGAAAGAATTTTTATAAGTCCATCAAATTGTGTACCTGAACCAGCACTATCACCTTGATAAATCATCTTTTCTACACCAGCATTAACACTCTTAATTACTGAATTAATAAAATCTTCTTCAAAAGGAAGGTCTCTATCTGTCTTACCAGCTTCAACCTTTACAAGATAAGCAGCCCATTTTGATAAAAGGTTCTTGTCACAAATAGCCATATTAACCTTAAGAGCTTTAGGTTCGATAATTCTCTGTGATAAACTAGCAGTACCTGCTTCGTTCCAACCACAAGTAGCACCGTCACCAAATACAACTTCTGTAGAAATTCTATTAAGAGCTGTAGCTGATTTAACACCTGTTACAAGGTTAAACATTTCAGCTGATTTTGAAGATAAAACAGCTTTAGCAATAAGTTCTTCTCTGTGTTGATCAACATAATCAGGAAGAGCAGTTACATTATATGAATTAGCCATAATTTTAAATTATTGTATATTTTTATTTTTATTATAAATATAATTAGTTTAGTTTTTGTTAAATTATATTAAAAAGCACCAAATGAACCAATAACAGCTTCAGATGGATAAGCAACTTGAGATCCAGCAACAAATTCTATAGCAACTCTAAATTCTCTATTATCTTTTGAATACCATATATCAAATATTTCTTCACCATCTTCAAGATTTGTACCATAGAAGAAATTTGATAATGAACCACCAAGTACTAATGATTCACCGGTAGGCCAACCTGGATTTTTATCATAGGCATTAACTCCAATAACAGTAATATTAGTTCCTGGAAGTTTATATTCATTTTCACCATTAGCTGGATCATAATGATAAAGATTAGCACTTACAAGGTCCTGTATAAACATTCTAAACATTGGTAATGAACAGAATATTACAAGGTCATCTTTACCAAGAATTTCCGCAGGGAAAGCAGCAGCAACTTTCTTTAAATAACTATAAGCAGTTTCATTATATGAAGTACTATGAGCAACATTATATCCCATATATGTTTCATTATCTAAATCAGGTCTATTATATTCATTCCAGGTCCAAACATATCTAAATATTCCACTATATAGATGATATTCTTTATTAATTCCTTCACTTTCTGGTCCCCAATATCCAATGTCTGGATATGATCCATCATATATATCGAACATTCTCTGAACTAATTGTGATTTAACATTTTCAATAATACTATCAACAAGTTCTTTTTCAAAAGGAAGGTCTCTGTCTGTTTTACCGGCTTCAACTCTTACTTTATAAGCAGCCCACTTATCAAGTAAAACTTTATCACAAATAGCCATATTAATTTTAATAGGTTGTCCAATTAAAACTCTCTGTGATAAACTTGTTGAACCAGCTTCGTTCCAACCACAAGTTGAACCATCACCAAATACAACATCTGTTTCAATTCTGTTAAGAGCTGTAGGTCCTTTTACACCTGTGATTAATGTTAATTTAGATAAAACATCATCAGATAAAACAGCCTTAGCAATTAATTCGTCTCTATGCTGATCAACATAATCAGGAAGAGCAGTTACATTATATGAATTAGCCATAATTTTTATTCTTAAATATTTTTATTTTTTCTTAAATTAGTAAATTATTTTCTTAAACTACCAACTATTCTTAAAGCATTATTTAATTTAACATCAGCGGTTTTTGTAGAATTTGTTACTTTTTCAAATTCTTCAACAATAGGATCAGCAGCTGGTTTTGTAGCAAGAGCTTCAAGTTCTGATTTTAATGTTTCTACAATACCTCTTAATTCATCGTGAGCAGCACGAAGAGCATCAATATCTTCTTTAAGTCTTGCAACTTCTTCACTATCAACTACTTGTGTTTCTGTTTCTTCAGCCATATCAAGTTCTCCTTCATTTTTACCTTCGGCTGTTTTAATTTCACTTACAAGACCTTCGGCAACGGTAATTTGTGTACCATCTTCCATTGTATAAACACCATCTTCAACTTTAACTCTTTCACCTTCAACTTCAGCGAAAAGTTCGTCTCCAATTTCTAAATCTGCTTCACCAACCCAATAAAGTGTACCTTTATCAGTTTCTACAGATCCAAATTTAACAATAGCATTAACTATTTTCTTTGTAAAATTACTCATATTATTTTTCTGTATATTTTTATTTTTATTAAAGTTTTCAAATTTATCAATACCAAAAATACCTTCAAGTGAAAAACCTAAAAATGTTCCATCTTTTATAGCATTCCAAATAGCATCATTTTCTACTTTATATGAACAGAATAAACTACCTTCTTCGATATTTTCAAAACCTTTTGGTGAAATACCTTTATTACTATCTTTGATAAATAATTCTAAAAGATTTACTCCTTCTACATCTGTTCCATTTGTATGAAATAAATTAATATTGTTTTGTGTACCATCTAAGAGCATTTTTTCAGCCATTTTCTTAATAGTATCTTTTGAATATCTAATATAATATTCACCAAATTCTTCATCATAACGGTAAATATTATAATCAGCACGCATCAATACTCCAAAAACTATTCTTTGTTCTTCATTTTCAATAGAATATTTTAACATTTTTTCATCTTTGTTAAAATAAAGAAAATTACTTTCAACAGCTGGAGCATCTACCAAAGAAATTTTATAAATTCCTTCTATTTCTTCATTTATTGTAGCTTCATATATAGGTATCATATTAATAAAATATTGATTTATTTAAAATATATAAATTTATTTTTTTGTTAAATATATAATTTATTTGATATTGAAAATGTAACATAACAAATACACCTGTATATAGTGGTATTTGTTATGTTACATTTTGATATTAAAACGTAGCATTACTATCTCTTACTTCTGCTTTATGTGTAGCGTCAGAAATATCACTTTCAGTAACATAAACTTTAACATTCTGTTGTCTACCAAAACTATCACCAGTTTCAGATAAAGTTGTCATTTGTTGTATATCACTTTGTTCGTTTAATAATGGATTAACACCAACACTTTCTAATGAAGGAGCAGCAACTTCACTTGTTTCACTAGATAAAGTTCCAGTATTATTTTTTGTTGTAGATTTAATTTTAGCAATTTGAGCAATACCACTAGCTGTAGCAGCTGCAGCAGCTAAACCACCAACAATTTGTCCGTATGGAGGTGGATATGTAGAACTAGCTTGCATAAAGGCACCAACAGCACCAGCAATAGTATTGATTGTAGCTTCCATTATAGCAAATGTTTTCTGTTCTTCACTACCTTCTTCAAATAATTCTGATAAACTACCAAATATTGAACCTATTGAACTAGCAGCAGCCATATAAGCGGCAATTTTATTCTTTTTAGCTGTTTCAGCTTGTTCTGTTTCATATTCCTGAACTTCTTTAGCACGTTTCTTGTCTAAATTTGCA